TAATTACCTCAGTGGCCGCACGGTTGTCTGCTGCCATAAGATCGAGAAAGTAATGCAGCTGTGCTGCTGTGAGATATGGTCTGAATTTAGGAGTGGCCATGGTAGATTATCCTTGTGTGCGGTGAGTGATCTCATGGGATGCCACTAGAATCTTGTGGAAACTAATGGCATCTGAATCAGATCAGTCGGAGATTAGACTCAGACAATGATCTTGGTGACGGAAGTGTAGGATTGCGTCTTTTCCTTGTTCTGCCGCACCTTGCACACGACCTGAACTTCCATGCCTTGTGCAGCTTCCATAGCTTCGGAGAGCTTGGTGGAGCCGGTAGCTTCCGCCAGAGTTTTCATGATTGCCTTGAAAGAACCCTGGCCGAACTCATTGTCCAGCATGTAGAGAACAGAGGATTCGGTGCCAGGTTCCAGCGGAGTATCGCCAGCATTGGCAAGCTCCACAGTTTCCAGCGCCTTCATCTTCATTTCAACGGACGGATGGTTATTAACCGTTTTCTTCTCGAAGTTAATGACCACGCGATGCACGCCATTGGGGAATACTGCGAACTCAGGCAGGTCAGCCAGATCGTCAATGGAGGAATCGAGAATGGAATCGAGGTCGAGATTTTCGCTCATGATTGTATTACCTTTCAGTTTTGATGGATTGAGTTACTTGCTTAGGATGTACGAGTTATTTGATATTGCCTAGCAGCTCGTCTGCCACTAACTTTGTATAGCCAACAATGTCATGCCAGCTATCGTGATAGTTAGGATCACCGTTCAGGATACGACCGATCTTGTGGGCGATCATATCCAAACATTCTTTTTGCGATGCACTCAACTTACATGCCTGCCAGTTTGGTGAGGAGTGCATCACAGATTTCAGAGATTGCGTAATGGCAGCGTGAGATTGGAATGTGCCATAGCGGGAACCACGTTCTGCAAGTGTGGTTTCAATGTCTTGCGCTTGTGTCATTTCAATACCTCCAACAGACGAGTACGGGATTCATCATCCATATCTGCAAGGAATGCAGCACGGAAAGAACGCTGCGTATTCTTGCGGTACGAAGCAGCGAGCATGTCCTTGAGTTCTTTGTTCTTCTCCATGAGCGCAATGTATGCAGACAAATCTACAATTGCTGCGATGTACTTGTATTCCTTCATGTCGTTCGGGGGAATATCCAGCGTTTCATCCACCGACTGAATCTCACAGATTACCGGACGGTTGCCTACGAGTACAATTGCAAGATCGGCCGGCTTAGGATTGGGAAACGTGCAGAGATAGGTATATTCTTTTCCCGTGGATTGCATGGAATACCGATCCATTGCCTCCCAGTTATCGCCCATCTTTACATCTGCAAAGAACTTAACCTTTACAGTTTTTACATCTTCCCGAATGAATGCAATGATGTTCTTGTCCATGATTTACTCCTCGTCCTCATCGTTAGATTCTTGCCCTTGGAATTTCATCTTCGTAACAGCCATCTTTTCTTGCGGATCACCAAGGAAATACTCTCCTTCCTGATGCAGAACGATGTGCATGTCGCTGTCTAGGATTCCCGATTCCAACAGAGCATCGGTATCATTGGTTCCCTTTACTTCGCCATCTTCGAGGTCGATTATGTACCAGATGAATTTCATGATTTGATTTCCTTGTGTGAGTGTGGTGAGTTACTTGGATTGTGCCGCGGCGATTGACTTCAGTGTTGCTGCTGCTTTTTCTCCTGGCGTCTGCGGACGCTGGATGTGGGATTCAAATATCGCCATCAGATTTCCGTCCAGAGTTTCAAGTGCTACATCTGTGCGCGAACCTGTGACAATATTATTTGCATACGTTGTGGAGGAAGCTGCCAAATGCTTCTTGTTTTTCACTTCACAGTATATGACGTGATCGAAATACTTGGCCGTATTACGAGACGATTTACTCGATCCGCATACCGGGACGAGTTTTTTGCGGCCGTCCTCCATATCGACCTCTTCTTCGTGAGAGATACAAACAATATTATAACGCGCTTGTTGTACCTGAGACAAAAACTTCTCGACCACTGCACGCAGGTTTCCCCAGTCTGAGAAATCCATCTTGTAATCATCGGGCTTTCCTTTGGTAATGAATGCGATGGCGCTGTTGGAAAGTTGTGTGAGAGAATCTACAACTACTAGATCCTGTGGGCCAAGCGAGGAAAGAGTAATGGTCGATACTGGCTTGTTATCCTTAGTGCAGAGCGGGCACGAAACTTTGCCATGCTCGTCACAGATTTTGACTTCAGCTCCAGTAATAACTTTGAGCATCGTTTCAATCGCAATTGGGAATGTTTTGCTATCCGGAATTGAGACGAGATTGATACGCTCTTGCTGATCTTTCGGAAGTTTCAGCAGTGTGGCATAGCCATTCTCCAGATCGAACCAGATGATATTGAACTTGCGAGACAGCGTGCCTACAAGTTCTGTCTTGCCAGACTTGGGAGCACCGAATACGAGAACACGGTGCGTAGATGCTGGTGCTTTGTCAGTGAGTTTCATTGGATTGGCCTTTAAGTGTCATGAGTTGCGCTGCAATGGATTCACATTGCTCTTGTACAAATTCCAAGCTGCGAACCTCTCCGTCGCTATATATACGCGGCCAGTTAGGATCGGGCTCAATGTCGTTATCCCACGCATGAGCGCAGTCAAATCCAAACCACCACAGATTGCTAGATTTGACTGGGTAATCTCCGCCTTTGCTGGTACTGCTGTAAGTAAGTCCCCCGTGGCAGTCGATTATAACATCAAGACTGCGGCGTATTGCATTGTGCTCATCATCGGAACCGCACATGGCGGTAAATGCTAGCATTGGCCCCTTTTGTCCTATCTCTGCAAGGTTTGCAGTTTCTTGAGAAATCTCGTCGAGCTGTTCGCTGTATCCTTTTCCAAAGGCAGGATGATCGTCTGTTACTGCAACATATCCGCAACGATGTCTCTTACGTTCGCCGCGAAGTATGATAAGACAGACAGCGCGCAATCCTGCTTTCGTAGTCCATTCTTTTTCTACGATAAATGACATGGTATATCTCCTTATTCCTTTGCCAGTTGTGCTTGAATGAGATCATTCAGTGTGAGTGCGATTTGAAAATCTTCTGCGTGTGCTCTAAGTATTTCCTGTTCTTGTTCCTCTGTGAGAGATTCTGTGAGTGCTTCAGTGGAGAGAGTGCAAGTGCCAAAGTATTCACACTCGCGGTAGAAATCATTACAAGACTCTCCTCGCATAGGATATACACCTGCCTCCTCGTACATCTGAATGGTATCCACATCCAGAAGCAGTGTGCGAATCCACAGTGTGCGGTCGAGATAATACTTCTCAAACGGGAGAGATTCATAATCTGATGCTTTGGTTTTATACACCAGATAATGAACTGTGTAGGATGACAGCTCAGGAAACAGCGCGTCAAGGACTATGCTGTAGCCAATTCCTTGAAATGAATTCTTGTACTGCGCTGCTGAGAGATTTGTTGCCGCAGTAGTTTTCAACTCCAGAATCATCACTTCGTCTGTGATTAAATTCACAAGGACTGCATCTACATATCCTTTATATGTGAATCCGTTTGGGAGAGTGATAATGAATGAGAGTTCTACAGCAGGCTTACCTTCATATGTAGCAAGTTCCCAATCTTTCAGGAAACCGTGCTGACACATGGAAATGAATCGCTGAATTGCAGCCAGTGCAAGCCAGAAGGATTTTTTCTGCTTCTCATTTTCATCAAGCAGATCGGCGTCCCATTGCAGGAATGCACGCCACATTGTGAGATCTTCTGAATGGTGGGTAATGTATTCCTGAATACCCAAACCTACGGTGTGACCATAGGCGAATGTGACAGAAGATGTATCGCCTTCTTTAGCCTCTTGCTGTTTGCTGTTAAGTTTATACAGCTGATACTTGCGAGGACAGGAGTGAAGTGTCAGGAGGCTGCTGTACGAGAGTGATTTGAGTCTAATATCCATTGTAGTATTTCTTCTTGAATTAGTGGAGTAAAGTGTTCGCAATCATTGTAGCAATGCCATGCTGCTGTGAGATTTCCCTGCCAGTATATTGCCAAAGCAACCCCAAGATCACGAGGTACAGGAGTCCTAGTACCAGGTGTCCGATAGCAATATAGACCAAGCCAGTCCGCAAATTCTTTGTAATCAGTAAAAGAACACCTACGAAGTAGGCGCAGATTGCAATATAGAATAGCAATAGCATTAGTAATAGCCACATTATTATCCCCGTGCGCGGTGTGGCTTACAGATCGGCCAGACTAATGCTCTGCTTTTTGATTCTCGTTTTCAGTGCGGCCTGAGTTATCTCAGTTTTAGTCTGCACCTTCAGGCCAGAAATAACTGTGGCGATTTCTTCTTCACTGAGAATGGTGACACATGCAGGATCTTCTTTCAGCTGCTTGTGAATGTCACGCAGAAGAATTGGGAGTGTGGGATGGGTTGAGAGAATTGCATTTTGTAGTTCAGCAATCTTGGCTTGGAGTTGTTCTACAGTATTCATGTCATAAGCCTCGTGGTGTAAGATACTTGTGGAGTGTGAAGTGGATGATTGAGCCACTTGTTTTAACTTTCATGCGGCAGAATAGATGCTTCTCTGCCATTTCAAATCTGAATTCTGTGTCTCTATCTTTCCGCTTTTGCACAGCTTTGATTATGCGGCGATGATACATTGGCGGTGCAGTTACACGCGCTGATCCTTTTGTTTTAAGTTCTACCCAGATAGGAAGGTAGCGAGAGAATTGCTGTTCGATAGACATAATAATGGGGACAGAAGTTATTAGCTCCTATCCCCACGATATGACTACTGCCAGGAATTACAGGTTGGCAAGCAGTGCGGTTTCATCCGCTTGCAGCAGCGTCTCAGCTTTCTCCTCAAGGAACTTGACGCAGTCAGTGAATTGCTCTGCTTGGCTGGAATTGTTGAAATACACAGCCAGTTGCTCGCGCAGCTTGGTGATAACCGGCTTGTTGGTTTTCACCTTCTGGAACTTGCCAAGGAACAGTTGCGCTGCCAGAGTAACCTGCTCAACAGTCTTGCCAGTGACGCCAGGCATGACAGCGATGTAATCCGCAGCGAAATCTTCCCAGACTTCCTTCGGAATACCACGGCCACGCTTTTCTGCATCGGGCATGTTGGCAATGAATTCCCAGCTGCACTGCTCTATCGGGAAATCTTTGTCAGTCATGCCATCATTGTCATTCAGGATGGAACGGGCCTGAGAAACAACGATGGATTCAGCAGCAGAAAGCAGCAGATCGAGTTGCTTGCCGCCAGCTTTCAGGATATTCACCAGACCTTCAACACTGGGAATCGGCAGCTTCAGCTCCACAGTGGGACGTTTGTTTTCGATGCCAGATTCCTTGTCTTTCGTGGTTTTGAAATGGAACTTGTATTCCTTGACATCCACGGTGTTATCGAAGTTGGCTTGCACATCTTGGGTTTGAGCTTCTGCGTTCATGCTAATTTTCCTTTCAGTTGTGGATACTACGGGGACATTGTTGCAACAATGGCTCTCGCTTTGAGAGTTTGAGAAGTATGCCACAGTGCCGGTTGCTTGTCAATAGGGTATGCAATTGATAGCAGCGGCACTGTGGCAGATTTAGGTTTTTGAATCTGTGATAGTTATTTTGAAACGCGCAGGTGGATCAATCCGCGTATTGCATTCCATACTACCGTTTAGTTTTGTTAGTGATCCACTAAATCCTAACCGCACTAGACGATCATAAATTTCTTCAGCTATCCTAGTCTCGGTAATCGGCGGTTGTAGATATGCAACTTCAATGGATATTGTCATTACATCATTTCCTTAATGAGAG